GTGAACTGTTGTTCTTTTATTACTTTTCCAAAATCGGAATTTCCTATAATGTAAAAAAACGAACCTCTACGGATTCGTCTTCACACATTTGTAGCAGGATAACCATGTGGCACTGAGAATCAATGCCACATGGAATATGTTCTGGCATCCTTTCTGCTACTTTATTTTTGCAATAGCTTTATAAAAAGGCTTGAGGACTTTATGTATCGCTGCAGCATTACCACCATACTTCTTATTTAACTTCTTTTGCATGGTTTTTTTATCGTCATTAGCTGTCAACGAGGAACATAAAAATGCGTGTAAATCTCCTGGCATAGAAACCTTGGCAGTATTACAATACTTAAAAGTAAGTTCAACGAACTTCTTTACCTTAGTGTCCTTTTTCCAAGAGACAGGCGGAGCAATAAACTTCTCCGACTTCATATGCTTGTATATTTCCTCACCTTTTTTGTTGCCATAGAAGTGAATATAAGCAAGATGTATATTGGATGTGTCGGTAGCACCCATACAATTAATAACTGTATATAGCTCCTTCTTTTCCACCCCATGCAGTTTTGCATTCACGTCTACAATCTGATGCTCGGCAACTTCATCAGACGATACAGGTTCTTCTTCAACCTTGGAATCATTTGTCTGAACACAATTGGTGGCAAGCCTCTTGATGTTCATGCCACGCTCCATCCAGAAATTAATCACGGCATCGAAACCTGTATCATTCGACACAATAATAATTTCCTTAACTTCATCCGAACGTAGCTGATAGCCAAGATATGAAACTAACTGAAAATCTAATGCGTTGTTCCCTTCATAACAATGAATGAACTCCGGCTTTTTCTTCGCATTCATTAAGTTGATAGCGTGTTCATAATCAATGCGAGGAGAATGACCAGTGTAAAATATTAGGAAATCACTCTCTTCTTCCTCGTTTAAAAGGTCGATCCAGTTTTCTCCAACATTTTCACTGTCCACATAATAAGTTTTTGACATACAACACCTTTTTATGCCAGAACAAAGTAATTATATCACAGAGATTAAAACTCATGAAGAGTAAAATTCACAGTCCACAATCCCTTATAAGATGTATCGTGTTCCAGCTTTGCCTTGAATCCGTCAATGTACATCTGTGTTGATTTATACTGAAGAGTATCTGGGGAAAAGTATTTTACAGTAAGTCTCGGAAGGTTTCTAAACCCCGATAACTTCTCCAACCACCTCTTCGATACAGAAAAGGAAACCGTAATGGTTGCCACATCCTGTCTGACCAGATCCCTCTGTGTAGTACCTGCCTCTGTCTCCCCGGAAGACTCCGCCTCAACATCGGTAAGGTCAACATCATAAGAATCCGGGAACGGAAGTGTCTCGCCATTTATTTCCAAAACATTCATAAATGCCATTATGCTCTACCTCCGCTCCTTAGATTTCTTCTGTTCTGTGCCGAAAGCACAATCTCATCAATCTGTGTGCCACCGATATAAACAGGAATCACGATGTCTCCCTCTTTCATGTCGATGTTCTTAATACCATCTACGATTGCATGAATGCCTGTAAGTATTCCACCGAGGGCAGATGCCTGCTGACTCTGTGTTAACTGCATGTTAGCATTTGCATCCACCGTAGGGCTTATGACCATATCCTCTGCAAGCCCCTTCACGGAGTTCGTTACCATCGACTTGCTCTTATCGATACCCTTTGCCAGTCCTTTCATGAAGTCCGGCATCCACTTTTCGTATTCAGCCAACGGTCCCTCATCCGGGGTTGAGAAATGCAGGAAAGAAGTAATCTTACTTGCTATGGCCTTGGCTGCATCACCAACCTTGCTTATGCAGGATTTGATACCTTTTACAAGTCCGTCAATCAGATCCTTGCCCCACTGTATCGCCTGTGAAGCAAGCCCTGTTATATGCTCCTTCACTTTCGTGAATCCGTCCTTTACAGCAGACAACACATTGCTCATCTTGGTCTTTACCGAAGATACGATATTGGTGAATGCCGTAGTGACTGCCGACTTTATTCCGCTCACAACGGAGGAAACCGTAGACTTGATACTGTTCCAAATCGAACTAACCGTAGATTTGATGGCATTCATGGCCGTGCTTACGGCTGTCTTTATGCCGTTCCATACAGTCTCAACCGTTGTCTTTATTGCATTGACTACAGTTTCAACCGCAGTTTTTATTGCATTCCACACGGTTGTGATTACGGTTTTTATCGCATTTATTATTGTGGTAATAGCTGTCTTTATGGCATTCCACACCGTAGTGAAGATGGTCTGAATTGCCGTCATGACAGTTTGGATTGCGGTTTTTATTGCATTCCATACCGTGGTAATCACAGTTTTTATCGCATTGATCACTGTTGTGATAAGCGTCTTATAAAATGTAAAGTACGCCACCACGAAGGTCTTAATTGCCTCAAGTACCGTTGAGAACACGTTCTTGATACCGTTCCAGATATTAACGAACAGATTCTTCACGGCTGTGAGGAAGTTATTGATAAAGTTTCTAAATCCCTCGCAGTTGTCATATAACAGCTTGAATGCCCCGGCAAACGGATTCACAAGTAATAGCAAAAGTCCCTGCCAGTTGTTCTTCACAAAATCAATAACGGCAGTAAAGAACTTCTTTATAGCCTCCACCGCCGTGCTGATTACATTCTTGATGCCTTCCCATAGGTTTTTCCAGAAGTTCCTAAAGCCCTCACACTTATTCCACAGCACCACGAATATGGCTATGACCGCTATCACGGCTGCAATGATAAGTACATAAGGGTTCGCAGCACAGACAGCATTAAAGGCTGCCACTGCTCCCTTGATAGCTGTGAAAGCACCAGAGAGTTTCGGGATAATCGTCATCAAAGTTCCGACTGCACTTATGATCTTACCGACCACAACAAGCACGGGTCCGATGGCCGCCACGAGGGCTGCAATCTTTACGATTGTCTCCTTGGTACCCGAGTCAAGGTTTGAAAACCACGTCACTGCTTTCTGAAGACCTGCCACAAGGCTCTGCAAAGCCGGGGCTATCGCATTAAAGAGTGTTGTTGCAAGTTCAGTTCCGGCAAGTTTCAGATTGTTAAATGCAACCTTGGCCTGATCAGTCGGAGAAAGCGTATTATTAAATGTGGTCTCCACCACCGTTCCATAATCGGAAAGGGAAGTCTTAAGGTCATCAACAGAAAGCCTTCCTTCCCGGATGGCCTGTGTCATCTCCGGCGCACCTTTCGTTCCGAAGAGTTCCGTTGCTATGGATAAAGCCTCGGTCTCTGAAGATGCATTCTTTATGCTTGCTATCGTTTCCGATAAAGCCTGATCAGCGGACTTTCCTTCCTTCGTAGCATTTGCCACGGCTTTCTTAAGTCCGGCTATGGCTGTTGTAGTATCGACACCATTTGCCTCCATCTGTGCCAGAAGGTTTACTGAACTTGTAAGGTCAAGTCCCATCTCCTTTAAGGCAGCACCGTTTGATGTGAGTGTGCCTTGGAGAGTATCCATCGATATCCCCGTGTCCTGCCCGGCTTTCGTCAGAAGTCCAAGGACATTATTGGTCTGACTCGCATCAATATTATATTTCTTCATGATGGAGTCCACGGCATCGATGGACGAATTCACATCCGTATTGTTGATGGATGCGAACTGCAAGAACTGTGTCGATAGGGTTTCAAGGGTTGTGCCTGTGACCTTAAAACGGGTATTGACCTCTCCGACTGCCGTACCTGCATCTTCAGCAGAAACAGCCATACTGCCATATACCGACTTCATGGTATCCTGCAGTCCTTCAAGTGCCTCGCCTGTCGCACCAGTCTTGGTAGCAACGGTATCAAGACCTACATCAACTTCTTTAAAGGCTGCTATGGATGCTGCTCCTACACCTACAATCGGTCCCGTCACATATTTAGTCATACCCGTACCGACAGCGGTTACCTTATTTCCGAATTCGTTTACTTTCGTACCCGCCTCGGTAAATGCCTCAGATAATGATTTCTTCGTAGAACCTGCCTGTGTTTCGAGTTTCTTCAAGTCCTGTTCGGTCTCGATGATTTCTCTCTGAAGGGCATCATACTGTTGCTGTGAAATCTCACCATTGGCAAGCGCAGTATTTGCCTGTTCGGCTGCTGTCTTTAAGGTCTGTAGTTTTTCTTTTGTATCATTTATAGCCTGGGCGAGAAGTTTCTCCTTCTGTGCCAACAGTTCTGTATTTGAAGGATCCAGTTTGAGGAGTTTCTCCACATCCTTTAGCTGGGTCTGTGTTGTCTTTATTGATGAGTTTACTGTCTTAAGGGCATTAGAGAGCTTGGTTGTATCACCACCGATCTCGACAGTTATACCCTGTATTCTATTGGCCACGCTCTCTCACCTCCTGTTTTTAAGCATGAGAAAAGCACCTACCGAACCCGATAGGTGCTTGTTAGACATAACAATAATCACACATTGTATTTTCTCACTTTTTTATTTTTCTGATTACTGCGACAGGTCTGTCCTGCATTTACTTGCTTTACCACTCCCACATCTTCTCAATAAACTCTTTGCAGTCTTCAAAGGTCTTTTTGCCTTGAGCAACATCCAAAAGAATACAGAAAACATCTTCGTAGTATTTTACCGCCCCCTGTATTTCCCATATGGTCTCAATCGGTCTCTCCTCTATCATGGTGTAAGGAAGTCTCAAGGAGTAGGCAATGTCATTATAGTCATCCACATAGAATCTTCCGAATGCCTTAACATAGGTATTGATAGTATTAATCGTATAAAGCGTTTCATCATAATACTCATCTGTAAGCACCCGGGGACTTATAAATGTAAGAATGTCACAGTATTTTTCTGCGAAATCAAAGGTCATCTGCAATTCGTGAGTTCTACTGTCCATCTTAAAGGTAAGATGGATTTTATGCCTACCCACATTGGTTTCTTTGTATATGTACCCCAAATCAGTGCGTAAGAGTTCTTTTATACGTTTCTTTGCCTCAATTCTATTATCCATATGCCGTCCCCCTTAATATTTCTCGTTCAGCAAAAGAATTTTCGCAGCGAACGATTTCCTTACAATTCCCGTATAGAGAGTCTCAAGATGCTTTACAGCATTCTCCACATCGGATTTCGTAAAATTATAAGTAACACCTCTTCCGGCATAGGGTACAGAGATAGACTTTCTTTTGAGTTTTTCAACATCTGCTTTAGTGAGTGTATTGAATGGCTGTTTCATACGCTTATACCTCCCACTTAAGAAGAGCCGACTTCACTTCTTCTATCACTTCTTTGTCCTGTTCCCGATTAAGCATAAGAATCTCCACGAGCCTCTTTACCATTTCCGGGCCTGTTAAATCTTCTTTCCTTTCCTTTTCCGCGCCGACCTTCATGACATCCTTCTGTAACTCGCAAAGATAAATGAACCACAGGAGTTCTATTTCATACCTTGTTTGCAGAGTTGTCAAATCCAATGCCGACATCACATTTTCTTCCACTTCGGTAAAGGCATCCTCAAGTTCTTCATCCACCGTAACTTGCAAAGCTGTGGGAAAACCTGTATCCTTGGGAATTTTATTTTTAAACTTCTTTAATTCCTTTGAATAGGTTTTCAGTTCCTCAAGTGTACAGTTCTGTGTTTTTACGATAGCACGGTTGAATTTTCCGTTTCTTGAGGTGTCTGAATTATAATCAATTTCATTGATTTTCCCCTCAAGAAATCCTATACAACTGCTACCTTTACATGATCTCTTTATCATAAAGAAACCCTCCTTAAATATTTAGTCAAAGGAATATGAATATCACCTTTGCTAACTATATGATAGGTTATATCATGTAATTTGTCAATGCCTTTTTCTAACTTTTTCAGAAACGGTCATAATCCTTTTGGGTGGCTATCTCCGCATAATTATAATTAAAGTGAACCCATTTGTCAAGACACTTTTTTCAAAAAATTAAGTTGGATTTCGGAAG